AACCAACTTAATGTAATATTAGAAGCCTACGTAAGATAGGTACTTTAAGGGGATCTTCGGATCCCCTTTTTTATTGTACAAAATACTATAAATATGTTATAATAAATAGTAAAACATTTTAGGAAATCTTATGGCCACATTAACTTGCCCAATGCCGGAAAACATTAATCCTTTATCTGCTAATGGGTTTATGTTTAATATTTCGAAACTACCCGAAGTTAGTTTCTTTTGTCAACAAGTAAACTTACCAAATATTACTTTAGGTTCGCCTGAACAGGGAACACCATTTGTTATGCTACCTATTCCGGGTGAGATGTTATCATATGGTACTTTAGATTTACAGTTCCTAATTGATGAAGATATGAGTAACTTTAAATCAATTTATAATTGGATGACTGGTTTAGGTTTCCCAGTAAATAATAAACAATATAGTGATCTTGTTTCAAGTAATAATATAAATCAAAGAAATGAGTTAATGGCAAATTACTCAGATGCAGTATTACAAATTCTTAATAGTAATAATAATTCATCTGAAAGTAAAACCATTCAATTTAGAGATATTTTTCCCGTGTCATTAGAAACTTTAACTATGTTGTCAACTAGCACAGATGTACAATACTTAGTAGGAAGTGCATCATTTAGGATCAGTTATTACGAATTTATGGCTTAATAAATAAATTATACATTATGGAGTTGTTATGAAAATAGATGAAATTCAAGATATGTGGGAGTCAGACTGTGGGATAGATGATAACTATCTCGGTGAGGCTGCCACATTAACACCTAAGTTACATTCAAAATATATCAAGTTACTTATTGAAGCTAAGTTAAAGCATTCTAAGTATACCTCTGACTATAACCAATTAAGAAAAACTAAATTCAAATACTATCGTGGAGAGATGTCACGTCAGGAATTAGCGGATCTACAATGGGATCAATACCAAGGAGTTAAGCCACTCAAGAATGAGATGGATGAAATTCTTACCGGTGATACAGATCTAAATAACATTAACACTAGAATCGAATACCTAACTGCAATGATATATCTATTAGAGTCTATCCTTGGTCAGATACGTTCTAGAGACTTTCAAATTAAATCAGGTATAGATTGGAAAAAGTTTTTAGCTGGATTCTAATATGACCTATAATGAATGTATAGATAAAGCACTTTGGCTTATTAATAATGGATATACTGAAGAGCCATACCATGAATTAGTTGAGAAGTTATGGAGTATAAATAATAAAGACGAGAAGGAAAAGGACGGGAATCCTAATCCATCTCTAAACAATAACAACTAAAAGGAGTTGTAATGTCTGAATCTATTTATTACGTTTATGCGTATATCAGAAAATCCAATGGCACCCCATATTATGTAGGTAAAGGAAAGCTAGATAGAGCTTTCAAACCTCATGGCCATGTTAGTGTCCCTAAAGATAAATCCAAAATAATATTCCTAGAAACAAATCTAACTGAAGTTGGTGCTTTGGCTATTGAGCGTAGAATGATACGTTGGCATGGCCGCAAAGATCTAAATACTGGCATACTTCTTAATAGGACAGATGGTGGTGATGGCGTAGCAGGTAGAAGAAATACGCCCGAATTAAGTGCTGCTCAAAGTAAACGCACTAAAGGTAGGACTACTAAACTAAAAGGAATAATAGGAGATGCTAGATCAGATGGGAATAAAAATGCAGCTAAGTTGCATTCTATTTTCATGCAAGGCAGAGTTCCAAAAAATAAAAAGAAAGTAGAATTATTTAATAAAGAGTTTAGCAGTGTAAATGATGCATTAAAACAACTAGGAATTTCAACATCTCACTATTATTTTTATATGAATAATCCAGAATTAAACTTTAAATCTGTTGATGAATTAAAACAATATACATATAATATACGCAATGAAAAGATTTCAAAGTCTAAAAGGATGTGATGAAGATAGTAATAGAAAAACAAGATGAAGTAAATCTAAGAGTGATGGCTGATGATGGCATCGAATATGATCTGTCTCAGTTCTTTACATTTGAAGTACCAGGTGCTAGATTTACACCTGCTTTCCGTGCTCGTCTGTGGGATGGAAAGATTCGTATGTATGATATGCTTAGAAAAACTTTATATGTTGGTCTATTAGATTATCTCATTAAGTTTGCTGAAAGAAATGATCTTGAGATTGAATACAAGAATGAAGTTATATCAAAAACTCCTGTTACCTATGAGCAAGTAGAAGCATTTACAAAGGGTTTAAATCTTTATGGCAGAGGGAATCCTATTGAGATTCGAGACTATCAGATAGACGCTATCACTCATGGCATTTATAACAATCGATCAATACTATTATCTCCTACTGGTTCAGGTAAGTCATTAATCATCTATTCATTGGTTAGATGGCACCTAGAAAATGGTCGTAAATGTTTAGTTGTAGTTCCTACTACTTCTCTAGTAGAACAAATGTACTCAGACTTTGAAGATTATTCCTCAGCAAATGGTTGGACTACATCAGAATACTGTCAAAAACTTTATTCAGGATTTCCTAGAGAGTTTACAAAGGATGTAATGTTCAGTACATGGCAATCAATCTATACACAACCTAAATCCTGGTTTGATCAGTTTAATGTGTTATTTGGTGATGAAGCGCATCAGTTTAAGGCAAAATCATTGACTACAATTATGGATAAAATGAGTGAAACCGGCTTCAGAATCGGCACAACCGGCTCATTAGATGATAGTAAAATCAATAAATTAGTGCTGGAGGGAGTGTTTGGCCCCACCTATAAGGTTACATCAACCCGCGCACTAATGGATGATAATAAGCTCGCAGAGCTAAAGATTAATGCAATCATCTTAAAATACGATGAATCAACCCGTAAAGAGTTTAATAAGTCGACATACCAACAAGAGATGAATTATCTTGTGAGTAATGAAAAGCGTAATAAGTTTATTAGGAATGTTGCTTTAGGATGTGAAGGTAATACGTTATTGTTATTTCAATATGTAGATAAGCATGGTAAGATTCTAGATGAAATGATAAGAGCAAAAGTTGCAGAAGGACGTAAGGTCTTCTTTATCCATGGTGGTACAGAAGTTGCTGATCGTGAAGGTATTCGTAAAATTGTGGAGAAAGAAAATAATGCGATCATCATTGCTAGTTTTGGTGTGTACAGTACTGGTATTAATATTCCTTCAATTGAAAACGTTATCTTTGCTTCACCAAGCAAATCAAAGATTAGAAATCTGCAGTCCATTGGCCGTGGATTACGTTTAAACTCTGGTAAAAAGTATTGTACTCTATATGATATTGCTGATGACTTACATTGGAAAGCCTGGAAGAATCACACCCTGAAGCATGCCGCTGAACGCTATAAATTATATAGCGAGGAAGAGTTTTCCATTAAACTAGTTGAGGTATCGATGTGAGTGATATAGAATACGGCCCAGAGGATTATGTAGCAGTTGTTAAATTGACCACTGGTGAAGAAATAGTAGGATTATTAGTTGATGACAATGGTGAATTTATTCGTATAGAACATCCTTATACTTTAAGATATGATCCTATTCAAGGTGGAGTAGGATTACTACCATGGTGTTTGTGGTCAGAGGATCAGTTATTCCATATTTACCACGATAAGATTATTTTTGTTGTAACATGTAATAAGAAAATAGCCAATAGATATTTAGATTTAATAGATACTATCGTAAATCCAATGGCAGATGATATTAATGAATTTAGATCTGCATTAGACAAACTAGATAAAGCAACAGGTAATGATAATACTTATGAAGAACCACCTGTAGTATTAGAAGGAAATACTACTAAGCATTAATTACTTAGTTTATTACTTGACCGCCTCTGTATAGATATAATAACACTAAAAAGAATTTATGTACAATTTAGTTTATGATACTTAAATATAGTGTACTTAAACATAATTATAGTATATAATGGTCTTATATTATGAAAAGGGTAACAAATGGCATCATCACATTACGTTAACAATCCAGACTTCTTAGAAGCTCTAAAGAAACATAGAATTGCAGTAGCCGATGCATTAGAATCAGGGGATGAGAAACCTCAGGTCTCCAGTTATATTGGTGAATGTATTCTTAAGATTGCTAACCATCTATCTTACAAATCAAACTTTATTAATTATTCATACCGAGATGAAATGATCGCAGATGGTATAGAGAATTGTCTACGATATGTAAACAACTTCGATCCTGCAAAGTCATCTAATCCATTTGCTTATTTTACTCAAGTAATATATTTTGCTTTCCTACGTAGGATTGCTAGAGAAAAGAAACAATCAGTAATTAAAGGTAAGTTGATCCGTGACATGTCGTTTGAATCCTTTGAAGTCCAAGAGCAAGATGAGGATGGCCATTACATGAACAGTTATATTGACTTTATGCAATCTAATGGATCCTTCGATGACTTCATTGAACGTAAGAAAGAAAAGAAAAAGAAACCTAAAACTTCAATAGAAGAACTGCTAGAATCAGATGAATTGACCGAATAAAGATTGTACATATAATTGACAATATGTTATAATTATGAATTAAGTGAGGAGTTTAAATGAAAATAGCAATTCTCGGAGATACCCATTTTGGATGCCGAAATGATTTACGTATATTCCATGACTACTTCAGAAAGTTCTATAGTACTTACTTCTTCCCCATGCTTAAAGAGCAAGGAATTACAGAAGTGTATCAACTCGGTGACCTATTCGATCGCCGCAAGTACATCAATTTCTACTCTCTTGATGAGTGCAAACGATACTTCTTCGACGAACTAGACACCAATGGTATTAAGTTACATACTCTTGTAGGTAACCATGATATCTATTGGCGTGAATC